ACTATTTAAGTAAGCTTGATTATCTTGTGAAGAATCTGATAAAATTATTCCACCTTTAGTTTTTACTACTGCTCCTCTAGGTCTAAGTAATATTCTATATCCTACCGGTTGTGGTATTTTTTCAGGTGTAGGTATATCATTATCCGTTGCCCATGCTTCATTACTATTCATCTTCTATATCTCCTTTTTTATATTTTTCGATTGTTTCATTTATTATTTGAAAAGCTTTATCTAAACCTTGTCCGTATCCGTAGACACGTTTGAATTCAGATATATTTTCTACACCTTTACTTAATAAATTTTGTGATAATTCTTGTTTATGATCTTTAATATTTTTCTTAATCGCTTGAATCAGTCGTTCCACTTGTTCCTTTCTTAAAGAAATCTAATGTTTCATTAAAATTTTTTCTTAAACTATTTGAAGCAATTGCAAATAGATGAGGTTTAACTTTTTTAATAGAAATTTTTTTATTTTCTAAAAACTTTTTAGCTTGTCTTACTTCTTCAGGTTTAACCGCCATTAATATCTTTCGTTGCTAGTTTATTTTTATTAATACCTTTTTTTATTATATAAGATTGAGTTCCATTAGCTCCAGTTTCAACTTCTTTTTTAAGATTTTTAAATAATTCCATTTCTTTATTTTTTTTTTGTTGATTTTTTGAAAAGCTAGTTAATAATTTATGATCTCTCATTAATCTCTCTTATTATCTTCCTTTGCAACTTTACTTGCAATCTCTACTACTTTAGCTTTTGTCTCAGTATCTTTTCTAGCATTTTGTTTTTCACTTTGTTTAACACCTTCCATAAATCTAGCTTTTCTAATATTTAATTCTTCTGCTTTTAACTGTAATTGAGCTTGATCTTTTTGAGCTTCTCTTGATTCTTTTTCTTGTTCAGGAGAAAGTGGCATAGATCCTATTAATTGTTGTGCAGCTTGTGCTGCTGCAGCTGCTATTCTATTTTCTTCTTCTATACTTATCTCTTGTGATGGCTCATCATTTAATTCTCTATTAAAATCTCCAGAAGAAACAGGGTTACCTTCAGGAACAGATGCTTGCATTTGTTGTTGATATAAGAAAGCCATGTGTTGACCCATATGAGCTAACATTTGTGGATATAATCTTTCTTTAGCTTCAGGATTTCCACCAAATCTAGGATCATTCATAAACTGAGCGTGAACTTGCATATGAGCTTGATGATCTTGATCTTCAAATACTTGAATAGGTTTACTATTAAGCACAGCCATATTCTCTGATACTGGATCACGTCTAGGTGTATCTTCATCTTCAATCATTAAATCCATATAATCTGGTATATTAAGAGCTTGTAAAAATCTTCTTGTAGCTTCTTTAACATCTATTATATCAGGAGAAGCTTGTGCTAATTGTAAACCAGTTTGAGCTAAAGCTATTCTTTGAGCTTGAGAGAATATATTAGGATCAGATACAGGAACTACACTAATAGCTTTTGTAAAATCTTTTCTTCTAATTTTTTGACTTCCACCTATTACTTCAAATGAATATTCATCATCTAAATATTCTCCATTTAATTCATAGATTAATTTAAATTCTCTACCTTGAGCTTGGTGTATTCTTTTATGAATAGCAGAAAATACTTTTGATCCTTGTTCTATTAAAGCAACAGTTGTTCCAACAGGACCTGATCCAGCTGAATCACCAATCATTGCATCTGCAATAGAAGCAAAACGTCTCCCTGACTCAGTAAGCACTCCAAGTAATTGAAGTAATGTCGGTGAAGGTTCCTTAAAAGGAAGAGGGATAAAACTTTTTCTAAGATCATCACCATATGCTTCAACTTCAACCCACTCACCAGGAGAGACCGTAATGTCTCCACCTTCTATTCTTGCTCCTTTAGCTCTAAAGCCTCCATTGAGGTTGGCAAAGGCAGCAGAATCAAGTAGTGCTCTAAGAGCACCAGTACTTGCGTGTTGTAGTCCGCCGATCATTTGAATAAGGCCAAAGCCATAGAAGCCTAAGCCAGGAAGATATTTATAGTGTATAAAGTAAGTTCTTTTTCTTCTTAATGTATCTTCTTCTTTCCAATTTCTTCTAATAGATAAAACTTGTTGTGATTCATAATCTATTGTAACAATATAAGGTAAAGCTAATTCATTTTTATCTTCACCTAAATCTAAATTAGTATGAACTTCTAATACAGTATGAATTTTATCTGCCATACTAGGAGACATTCCTTCTAATCTTTGTATAGTTTGTTCAACCATATCTCCATCGTTATTACTTCCTGATCCGCCAGCTTCTGATTTAGTTAAAGGTATATCTCTGTAGACACCTGATATTTGATATTTTCTAATATCATTTCTTGTTAGTTTCATTATTTGTGTATATCTTTCAGCAGTTTCTAAATCTGTATTTTCCATAGAAATTACAAAATCTTCTGCTGGTACAAATTTAGAACAAATCCTATCTAATGTATTATCAAAATAAACTTTTTTAAATGCACTTCCTGCAAGAGCTAAATAAAATAACATTTGATCTAGTTCATTAAAGTAATCAGGAATTTCTTGAGTAACTTGAAAGTTCATAAAGTCTTGAACTCTTTGAGCTTGTTCTAATTTTTTATCAGTAACTTTTCCAATAATTTGAGTTTTAACAGGGCCACCTGGTGGAAACATTTCTGCAATAGCTCTTGCTTGAAACTGTGTTGCTGCTTCAGCAAGTAATGGGTGATGAACACCAGAAGCTCCCGGGAATGGATCTTGTCTATCTTCGACAATTACTCCTAACATTCTTAAACCTTTAGAATATTGGTCTTCCCAGTTTTTTCTAGAACTTTTATCATCTTCATAAGCTCTAGTTAATTCTTTACCTAAAAGACCAACTTCTGTTTCGTCTAATTCTTCTGCTAAATTAGAATAATGATTACTTTCAAAGACTTCTTCATCTTTTTCAGTTTGATCTTGATCTACATCAACATTAACTTTTTCACCTTCATCATTAGTGAATTGTAATTTTTTTTTATCTAATTCAACTTCCATTATTTAACTTTTTGCAGTTTTAGCGGATGCTTTTAAAGCTTTAGCAGAAACAGTACCTTTACCAGGTCTACTTGTGCCTGCTTTTTTTCTTTTGTTCATATTATAATACAAACCTTTTTTAGCAACTCGGCCACTTTTAGTTTTGTGATAACCTTTTTTCATAAGTTTACCAAATCCTTCTCTGTTAATCACTTACTATTTTTTAAAACCGTAAGTGCCTTTTGGTTTACGTGTAGCTTTAGCTACTTTTCTTCTTGAAGCCATAGACATTTTTTTAGATGATTCTTTACCACTTTTCATACCCATTGATTCATCTTTTCTTGCATTATAGCCTTGTTTCTTTTTTACTTTTTTTTTCATAGTTTTTAACATAACATAATACCTCCTGGTTCATACCATACTTTCCTATTTAGAGATATAAAACAAAAATATTGATAATGAAAGTCTTTTATTCTAATATTAGTTTTTTAATTGATAAAGATCCATCAATATTTTTTTCAAGTTCTGCTTTAGATTTTATACATTGATACTGTACATTTTCTTGATATTGTCTTTCCGCTTTACGTTTACCACGTAAACATTGAGCCATACCTTCTACTTGTATTCTGTGTTCCTTGATCTCATTATTTACTAACATAAGAAGTGCTACTACAGTTTCTAAAATCATTGGCTATTACCATTTTTATATACTATCTCTCTGTTTTTATCTTTTAATTCTTCTACGTCAGTTAATAATTTATTGATCTGACCTTCCATAAATTCTATTTTTAATTTATTACTCATATTCATTTCAATATTTTGTTGTAATTTTTCAACTTGTTTATACAAGTCTTCAATTAACATGAACTGCTCAGAATCTGCGGGTAGTGAACCTAGTTGTCCACGTGGCCATTTGATTCTAAAGTCTGTGTTTTCTGTTAAATCTTTCTCCATTAACTGAAGTCTAGTGTCTGCAATATTAAGACGTTCTACAATCTGAAAGTAACCCATGGTGCCAAGTGCTACGATAATTATTAATGAAACCACCGTCTTCATAGGCATCTGCACGGCTACTTCTTCTCCGATATGTAATGGTTTATTTGCCACCTATATACTCCTCTAATTTTTTACCTGCTGGTGACAGTGTTATAACATAAGAAAACACTGCAGCCAATAATGCAGTGCAAGCTGCTTCTGACCAATATTGTCCAAAATGAGTTGAATGAGATAATATATCTGCAGTAAAACAACCTATAAACATAAGTATAGGTAATTTGCAATGAAACTTCCAGGGTATAAAAGACATAAGCACAACTAAGAAACCTGTGATCGCACCGGTTCGTGTTGCAATAATGGCGTGAGATGAAGTTAATGCAGGTAAATTACCTTGCACCATAAAGATCATACAAGATAACCACGCTAGTGATAATTTATGAAAGAATAAGGAGAGCTTACGTTTAATATCCACTTGGACCTCCAAAGATAGCTAGTAAACATAACAATATAATCAGCATTGCTGTGAATCTGTAATCCATAATAGGTCTCCATATAAAATTCATATTTTCTTTTTTTAGGAAAACATTATATAACAAAAACTATTATAGTTCTATTTCTTTTTGTCTATTTCGTAAAACATTTTGTCACTATCTTCTGTAAGCCAATCTTTATTTTCAACATTCCATTTTGTAGTCTGCACCGAATAGTCTGGAACACCATCACCAACAGTGTAGTTAGGAGCATCCCACAAAATACGATTATTAGGCTGAGCTGCATAATTACCGTCATCAAGAGCCAGTATATGCGCACACTTATGTTCAGCGGGTATTTCAGAATGTTCTGTATCCAAAATGTTTCCTTCTGGATGAGCCCAATCAATGGTAAATAAATATTCGAACGGATAATTTTTTTTATCTTTTCCATAATACTTACCTCTCTTACCTCTTAAAAAACTAAAGCAATGAACACTAGGATAATAACTAAAACAGTTCCACAATTGAAGTTGGTCAATCGACATATCAGGCACTTCGGCTCTATCAAATTTTTCTTGAAAAAATGCTGATATAGGCAAACGCCAAAAGCATGCGCCGTTTGGTAACATAATGTTAAATAAGATAGCACGGTCAGTAATAGACGTGATACCGAATATGCAGCAGTCTTCACTTTCACCATGATGTTTTTTAAGGTCATATAAATACTCCTTTTTTATTTTACAGTATATGGGGGGAATGTCTGCATTTAAATATGCCATCTAACATTTCCATCTTCTTCTAGCTTGTCTTATTCTAGAGTTAGGATCGTTTCTTGTTTTAGCAGAACTTCTTTTTAATTGGCCTAATGATCTTGCGCAATAACTTTTTCTACGTTTTGCTGCTTTGCTTCCTCGTTTTACTTTACCAGTAACTGCTGTTTTTAATTTAGATCCTGGGTTAGCTCGTCTATATGCAGCAACACCTTTACGTGTCATTCCCGCTCCAGACTTTGTAGGTCTAAAATTACCAGACTTTACTGAAGTTTTAATTGGAGTTTCTTTTCTTTTTTTAGGTCTTATTCTAGTTTTTCTAGCCACGGTCTGCTCCTCCTCCAAAACCTTCCATACCGCCACCTCTACTTCCTTTACTTCCATCTGAAGAAGATCCACTACCACCTTTATCAGTTCTTCCTTTATCTTGAGGTGTAAGAGTGTTTGACCCAAACTCACCTTTATCAATTCTTCCTTGTAAATCTCTTGTTTCTTCTCTGTTAATTGCAGCTTCTTGTTCTTTAACAGCTTGATTATTTAATGCAGCACCTGCAACAAATGGTATTGCAAAAGGAACTAATGCTCCTGCCATACCGTAAGTTGATACACCTTTAACTACAGCTCCAACTCTAGCTACATTTTGAACATTTGATGGTATACCAAAATTATTTTCTACATAATCATCATAAGCATTTATATTATCTTTTACAGTAGTTCCAAAATTTGCTATTTTATTTCCTACTTTATCGAAGTCCCATTCAAAAGTAGATTTAACATCTTTAGAATAATCTTTTGTAAAAGTATCTCTACTGTCACCATTACCTTGATTATTATTTATTACAGGTTGTTTTATTACAGGTTGTTCTACTACAGGTTGTGGAGCTTGACAAATCCCATTAACAGACATTCGTCCATCAGAACAAACAAATTCATTACTATTTTGATACTGATATAATAGATTATTTATTCCCATTATCTTCCACCGCCTTTATATCTTGTTTGAATTTTTTGTCTTTTTTCAGATTTGTTTTGAGATTTCTTGTGAACGCCTGGTCTTTTCTTAGGCTGATCTCTTGGCACGAAGTGTGTGAACTTCTGCTTGGCCATTAGTCTTTATTCTTTTTTTTATCAATATCTATTTTAATAATTTTAGCAGATTTCTTTTTTATAATATCAGCTGCAGAAGTATAATCTTTTGCTTTACCTTTATAAAGTAATCCACCTTTATAAGAACTAGAAACATTAGCA